TCTGGAAATAAGTTTTTATTAGCTAGTAGGTATTTAATTAATCTAGCTTCAAAAAAAGACGCCTTTTGTGCGAAGTGTTCCATTCCGAAAACTACTTCTGTACGACTTACACTATTTGAAAAGTCGCCGTTTTGAGTTTGAAGACCTTTGTTTTTAAGCTGGTAAGATAGTCCAAAAACAGCGTCTTCTGCTGAACGCCAAGCCACTACGGGTTGAATAAAACCAACTAGTGTTTCTTCGTCTGGGTTTAAAGTTTGCGTATTGTACGCGTCTAGTAAGTAGTTATAAAAGACACTACCTAGAATGGGCTGTACACGTAGGTCTGACTGCGTTTTAATGTACGGCGTTACGTCTGTTACGTCTACGTTAGCAGTTATAGGCGTATTCGTCTTTAAATATGTTTCTGTTATAAAGTATAGCATTTTATAAAGGTGTTGCTGGTGTTGAACTTGGTACTACGTCGCCACCTTCGATAGGTGCTAAACTTGCAAGGGCGCGAACTTCGTTTGTTGTCATTGTGTTAAGTACCTTTGTCGCGACTAGTGGACTCATTGCATTAAGCGCGTCTTGTGTTTTACTAGCGTCGCCTTCTACTTCTACAATTGTCTCGTTAATTATTTGGAAATTCTTAATAGTAAAGTCCGCTTTTTGTTTGCAGATTAAAAGCAATTCTGTAAAGACTTCTTCTACCATTTCGCGCAAAGGAATAACTACGTTCTTTTCGAAAATAATGTAGGCTTGTTTAATGTCTGCGCCGTTACCTAGTGATCCAGTTGTACGCACACCCATTAAGATAGGGTCGATTGTATGCGCAAAACAGATTTGTTCTGTGTTTAGTCCGCTAGCTTCTTGAAACATTTTGTCGTTAGAGTTCGTCGGAATGCTTTCAATTTTTGGTAATTGGTCTGGACTATTTGCGAAAAATGCTACACCTTTTCCAGCGTTCTGCGCGCCTTTCATTCGGTCTATAGTGTCTCTTAATACTTTCTTTTCTTCTTCGCTTTGTGGACGTTTTGGGAACATCATTGCAAAGGCTGGGAAAATACTATTTTGAATGTTTGATTTTGCAAAGTAACTCAGTTCGCCCGAAAGAAACGCAAAATTTAAAGCACTCGAATATGTCGGCAAACTATAGAAATCTTGACCAATTGACGGCAATTCGTAAGCGTAAAGCTGGCATTTGTCCGTATTTAACGGGTGGTATTTAGTAACTGGGATTACGTCAATTCTAGACGCCCAGTCGTCACATAAAAAATAACAATCTTTCGCGCGGTTAATACGAACCTTTTCTGGCGAAATGTTTTCGACTCTTTTTACTTTGTGCTTTTCATCAAAATGTAGCATAAAATAAACGCGGTTGTGTAGTACGATTTGTTTAGCCACTAGTCGAACAGACTTAGCTAACTTTAGTTTCTTTTCCCACGTGTAAATATCTAGCTTTTCGTCTGGCGTTAACTTGTCCGTCTTTAATTGGTAGCCCGCGCCTATAGTAGCGTTAACTTTAAAGTCCACAATTGCCCCATGAAGTGGGCTAGTAAAATAAAGCTGGTTAAGTGTTTCGGGGAATAGGTTGTCTTGACCAAACGGAATGTAGCCAGACACTTGGTAACGTCCGTTTACGTAAGGTAGCGACAAGTTAGCGTTACCTATCTTACCGAAAGGCGTACTAAATGACTGATAGCCTTCTACTACTTCTGGTTTTTGTTGTTTAAATCTGTCAAAAATTCCCATATTTTATTCATATATAGAAGAAACAGCTACACCGCTTACCACCATGCGCCCTTCTTCGATTAAATTTAGTTCTTCTGTATTCGTGTTTTCGTCTATTACTATGTCTGTTAGGCTTTCAAACACTTTATAGGTGTATTGACCTTTCAATAAATCTAAGTCTACGCCTTCTTCTAACGTAAATAGGTTGTATCTATAAGGGTAACTAGACGTGTCTGCGCCTATCCAGTATATCGGATCGACAGCCGTGTTAAATTCGTCTTCAAAAACGAATAAATAAAAGGGGTCTACTAACGTTGTTACTTCTGACAGCGTCAAAGCAAACGTATTAACTTGTCCTTTTTCAATGTAAATCATAACTATATTAAAAGTTAAAAAGCAAATATTCATAAAACAACAAACCCCACCAGATTAGGTAGGGTTGTTATAAGTGTTACGTTTCTAGAATGTAACGAAAACCAATTAAACTGTAAGACCAGCAATAATAGTAGGGTCTACTTCGTAAGCTAAACTTTCGTTTTCAGCTGTAAGAACTAAAGAGTATTTAGATCCGTCTGCTCTAGCAGTTCCCGAACCTTCGCCGTAAGCTGTTACTTGTAAGAAAGGGAAATACCAATACTTTCCGTTAGCGTCACCTACGACAGCTGTAAGGTATTGTTGTCCAGCGCCTAAGATTTTAATAGCTTTCGACTTCTCTTGATCGCGTCTGTGGAACATTAAGTTAATTGTTTGAGTAACATAAGACGAACCATTTACTAAATCAATAGCAGCTTCTTCTGTAAAGTTACCAGTATTACGTTTGAACTCCAAAGCCACGAAAGGCGTTGTGTGTGCAATAGCGGTTACTTCCCAGTTAGTACCAGTTTCTAAAGTAGTAATTGAAGTAATTTCGTCTTGTTGGTTAATTAATAGCGTATATATACCCCCGCTGTTAGGGTCGCATCCCTTAAGGATTTCTTGTAAAGTAGCACAAGCCATGATAAAATATATTTTAAAGTTAAAAAAAAGGGGCGGGCGCATTACCCACCCCCGTTATTTTAGTTGTTTATTGACTAGTCGAAACAAACGTTATAAACTACAATCTGGCTAGGGTTCGTATATGCGAAACCAGCTTTCAAGTTAGCACGTGTACGGATATAAGGTTCTGCTACAGAGTCTGCAAGGTTAACCGCTTTCAATGCTTTAGCGTCTCCTTCTGCATCGAATGCATAGATAAGGTCTGTTTTCAAAGCTAATACCATAGTTGACGTTGGCATACCTTCTGCAAGAACGATTTTAATTCCTAAGAACGTAGGCGCTAAAGGTGCAGTAACGTAAGTCAAAGTGTTACCAGAAGCCGCAGCAATTTGGTAATTAACGAATACGTCAGAAGAAACGAACAAACGAAGGTCAGCACGTTTTGATTGAACTGCAGCTGGTGACGCTTGAAGTACCGCTGTCATTTGAGCCAATACGTTAGCGCTTGTAATTGCACCACCATATAAACCGTTTACAGCTACGTCAGCACATAATTTTTTCAAGTAACCATCACACAAAGAAAGAACTGGGTCTAAACTTTCTGTGTCACCTTGCCAACGGATTAACTCTAAATCGTTACCGATACGTCCAGCCATTTCATTCCAGTAGTAAGACATGAAAGAAGCTACGCTAAAGTCTCCGTTAGAACCTTGTGACATTTGCAAAGCTAAGAAAGACTGCTCCAGCTCAAATTGACAGATTTGAGACATGCCGCTTAGGGCGCAAACGTCGATTGTGATTGCGTCTAGGTTGTCTGTAGGCGCTGTAAAGTTACAAGTAGAAGGCGCTAATAAGTTTCCGAAAGTAACGTTAGCTAATTTCGTAGCAGATTTGATGCCAGGCAACGTTCTGTAATTGTCTGCGATGTCTTCTGTTAAATACGCTTTTGAGTAAAACTCGTCTGGGTTTGGACACAATAACGCGTTAGTATCTACGTCAAGGTCAAATTTTAAATTTCTAATCATTGTTATTTGTTTTTATTTGTTTTTAAATTGTTACTTATTTAAATGCGCGAAACGCTTTGAATTTGTCGAATGCGGACATCTTAACGTCTTTAGCCATTTCCATGTCTTCGGCTTCTTCTTCTTTAACCAAAAGTTCTTCCATTTGGTTTTTCAAGTCTGCAATCATTGCAATAACCGCGTTAACGTTTTCTTCGATTACTGGTTTAACGATAGCTAAAATTGCTTCTGTGTCCATTGCTGGATCAATAGCCATTTCTTCTTTGACTTCTTCTTTAACTTCTTCTTTCTTTTCTTCTACGACTTCTTCCATAGCAACTTCTTCTTTTACTACTTCTTCTTCTGTAGTTTTTTCGTCTGCCATTTCGACTTCTTCTTTTTCTACTTCTTTAATTTCGATTACTTCGCCATCTTTGACAACGTAAATCTTGTCTTCGATGCGGTGTTCTCCGTCTGGTAATTTCATTGTATATTTGTTTAAGTGTTTGCTTAATTTCATTCCTAGAAAACCTTCAATAGAGAATCCTAGTTTTTCGTTTTTTACTAGTTCGTTATAGTAGTCCGTGTCGGTTACTTGAGCCGTTAACATAAGCGTACCTTTTGGAACTTCTATTCCGTAGGTTGTATATGCTTTGTCTTGTTTCGGGTTTTCTACTATCCAGCTTTCGAGAATATACGCTGGAACTTCTTGGCTTGCGTCATGTTCTAGATTGAACACATTTTTATTTTGCAAGTCCTTCATAAACTTAACATAGATTTGCTCTATAGTTTGTTCGTCGAATTGAACATAGTAGTCGCCAGCTTCGTCGTCGCGTCTGTATATTTCCATAGGAATCATCGCTGGGGCTGTTACTCTATATTTTAGACTATCCGAAAAGAAGTGCCTTTTGTGTTGACTAAATGCTAACCCTTTTACCTTAATAGCTGGTGCATCTGTAAAAGCTATTTGTTCTATTCCTAATTCTTCGCCGTCTGAATATTCGGGGTCAATTGTAATTTTATAAATAGGTAGGTCTTTCAACATAACCATATTAAAAAAAATGTATATTTGTTCAAAATTTATATCATGGTAGAAATATTAGGAAAAGAAATTCCGAACGAAATGAATGAAATGACTATTCAGCAGTTCGAAGAAATTACAGAAATTCACGCTAACGACAAGCTAGACGTAATCGAAAAACATTTAGAGGTCTTTAAATTTATGGGTGTCCCAGAAGAAATAGAAGACGTAGACTTTGAGGTTTTTAAAGAGTACATTAGTAAATTCAATACGGCAAAAGTTCCCAGTTCAGAACTATTAAAGCGTTTCGAAATTGACGGCTTTACATACCAAGCGTACGACGAAGACTTTAAACTAACTGCAAAGGACACAAAGACAATTGAAAAGATTCTAAGTAATAAACATAAAGGCTACATTTCAGAAGTTCTAGCGGTATTGTTTAAACGAACGGACTTAACTAAAACAGAACACTATACAGACGCGCACATTAAACAGAAAGCTAAATTAATTAGAGAATTAAAAGCCGAAGTTGCCGTGCCTTACTTAGTGGCTGTAGCTAGTGCAATTAATAACCACGTAGAAAAAGCAAATGAAGCTACCAACGGGTTGGAACAAAATTAAACTTTACCAGTTTAAAGAACTGCGACAAATTGACAAAACAGCGGGCTATTTTTCTTTTCAGTTAGATAGCCTTGCCGTTTTATTAGACGTACCTAGCGAAGACTTAGAAGACCTAAGCATAGATGAAATAACGTCCATGTTTGAATCTATTAAATGGTATCAATCAGAACCAAAAAAGAACTATAAACACGAACTGGTTCTAGAAGAACAAACCTATATACTACAGCCGTTTAAAAAACTTACGTTGTTTGAGTTTATAGACCTTGAATACTTTCTTACAAACGACTATATAAACCACATTTCGCACATAGCTAGTGTATTTTATAGACGCGTAGACGCGGACAAGTGGCAAAATGTAGAGTTTGAGCCGTATATATTTAGTCCGTTTGATCGTTACGAACTATTCGACGACCT